AATAATGGGTATAGATAATAATGAAGAAGATCATCGGTGCCCTAAGTGTGGGTTTGTTCTATGCATTTGTCCCGTCGATTTCACGGGCAGTGCCTGTAGTACCAAATTTTACACAGGGCTCGATGACTTCCCATACCGAAACAACAAGTACGGTTACGGAAACTATAAATTCAATAGACTATAACACAGGATATCAATATACAATAACAGGTAGTGGTATTACAGCATCAGGTAACTTATCACCAGGAACAGGTGCTAATAATGTAACAATCGAAGGAGTGACTTCATCATGGACTGGCGTAACAAGCAGACCGACATTCACACAAACAACACCAGGCGCAGCGTTTCAGTTCACAGAAACGTATCAAGGTCCTGGTTTAAGCAATCAAACGATAATTCAAAGAACCACGGAAATCAAAAGCGTAACCGACACAACCTCTATCTTTACGCAGTAATCTTAAGTGTCCTCTCCCCAGCACTGGTCCAACAAAGAGTTCTTGCTGAGACTGTTGGTGGCGTTAGCGCCACTGCTGCTCCTGTGGCTAACTCATCCGGTAGTGTCACTAATCAAGCCATCCAAGTCCTTCAAGGTCCTTACATCACCAACACCTATGGTGGTGGAATCCAATGTCAAGGACCAACGCTGAATATCACACCATTTGTTACTGGTTCTGGTTCGATGCAGAAACCTTATGAACCGTACTATATGGATCCTGTCTATGATATGAGAGATTTAGATGATGATGGATCTCTAGATAATCCTGGAAATATCTTATATACTGTTCCCACCAGAACAGGGCAGAAGGATAATTATAATATCTCATTGGGAGTCAGTGCTACTTGGTCTATCCCACAAGACAAGAAACTACAAGACCAGTGTAAAGAAGCAGCAGCGACTCAAATTGAATTGCAGAAACAATTGACTGCAAATAAAAGATTAGACTTTGAGATCGCCAGACTCAAGAATTGTGGCGAGTTGAAGAAACAGGGCATCTATTTCCACCCCAAGTCTCCATATTATAAAGTGTGTGCGGATGTGGTTGTTACTAATCCTGGCGGTGTCATTCCTCCACACAAACATTCTATCCCTTCGGTTTCAGTGCCGAACGCAAAGCCCGTATCGCCTCCGTCCTCTCGCGCTGAAGATCTCGGCGCTCCGTTACAGAGAGGACTGGGACAGACTTCCCCCTAATCTTAGCAATCTTTTTCATAACTTTCTTAATCGTTGGTTTAATAACCTTGAGTAGGATATCTGCCAATGGTTTTGCTGCGAGTGCTGATGCTGTTGCCACTACAGCAATACCACCAGTAGTCATAACAGAACCAGCACTAGGAAGTCCAGCAATAACTTGCTCTGGAATAGGCACCTTTTCTGTTTGCTGGACACACTGGTTTCCTATCAGTTGATATCCAGTTACTTTCTTTCTAAAACCTTCTAGGTATTCACCAACAGGTTCTTTTGCTGCTTGTGCTGGTGTGGGGCAATCAACCTTAGCAGTGGCAGGTGCTGCTGGTGGTAACTCAGGTGTCTTTGGGACTTTTGGTTGTTCTGGTTGTCTTGTGTCTGCCTGTGATGGTTTTGTAATGAGCATCTCCTCTGGAGAATACTCAATAGGATTAAATGATGGCACACTTCCATCACAATAAGTCCTAGCACCTCTTGGGTCATCTTGTGCCAGTTGCGGACCACCATCAGGGTGTGCTTCTACGCAACCAGGCATATTAACTATCGGTGTTCCAATGTTTTGTGTTACTGGGACAACTGGTGGTATTGCTTGTGGATATTGCATCAACCAATCAGGAACTGGAGGTATATCCAGACTCCTGATTTGGATTTCTCTTATCTCAGGCATCAATCATCATTTGTGAAAAGATTTAAAAATCCACTCCACAGATGAAAGAAGAACACATAAAGGAAGAATTTTCCCTCAGCATCTTTGGATTTTCTTCTTCTTGTTGTAGTCATAACCAACACCAAACTTAATATTATTTAACAGGAATAACACCACCCGTTACTGAAGGCACATTTGTTTGAGACATAACATCTCCAGTAGCAGAAGGCATCTTAGGCATTGCCGACTCTACCATTCCTGGAAGTGCTTCTGTAACTGCCTTGGTGATTTCTTCTGTTGCCTTTACTCTTACATCCTCAATCATCGCATCTTTGTTGAGGAAGAGGTATGCTCCACCACCAACAACACCAAGTGATATAAGTCCTGATAGTAGTGCTATCACGTTTACTAGTTTCTGCATTGGTTTACTCCACTAAAGTTCCATGTGCTCTACGAATCTCTTTGAGTTCCTCAAAGTTCTTCTGTTTGGTTCCACCATCATATGCCCAGGCATATCCTTCGGTGATCATTTGTTCGTTGAGAGAGACTTCTCCGTCTCCGATGTAAAGCCATCCCAGGAGTCTACCGTATTTACCAACACCCCCAACAAGCTCAGTCCTAATAACGAGGTCATCATCACCAGCGATAGCACCATTGAGCTTGTCTTCGAGCCAGTGGGTTGCGTCGTACCCAAGAGCCTTCTCTTCGTCGTCGCGTGTTCGTTTCTCTGGTGTATCGACTCCTGCCACTCTGACCCTTTCCTTCTTATAAAGATCGAAACCCAGGTCAATAGTGACATCGATTGTGTCGCCATCTACAACCCTATTTATTTCCACTACTCGGAAATTATAGCAGGACTTCCTGCTTGGTGGTGTCATTGTCCCCATTACTTCTTACCTCCGTTTTTAGCTCTTTTCGCCGTCGCATTCCCCTGGAACTGCTTGGACTGTTTCCCCTTCTTCTTTGCCTTGAGTCTCTTGGACATCCTCTTCCATCTCCTGAAATGCGAGGCGTAAGATATATATGACACAATATAGCGTAAATGCGAGTCCACAGCAGAGAAGTATGATTACGGACCAAACAGGATCATTTATATCAGTCACAGTCTTTACTCATAGTAGCAATTTCTCCACCTATCTCAGCACCAGTGTTTCCACCAAACATTGCTATCCATCCTGCTGCTAACCATCCAATATAAGGAATACCACTTAGAGCAGGAGCAGCAGAAGCACCAATACTAGTTCCTACTAGTCTGCCGGCATTTTCTCCACCACCTTCCGCCTTGATACACTCTATTTTTTGGGCAGTCAACTTTCCCACTTCACCACCCTGGAGATGAGTCGCTCCGTCCATAGTATATTGTTCTTGCTGAACTATCTTTGTATCTCCACCAATACCGAAGAAACCATTCTTCTTCACAACAACCCTATCTTTACCCATAACTTGAGGGGCATTAGATCGGTATTGAATACGATATCCACCCTCATAAGCATCCACCGTATAGGCAGTGTAGTCTCCTACGGGTAGATTAATGATAGGTACTTGTGTTCTATTCATCAGGTGTCCAACAACACCAATATGAGCAACACCAAAAAAGGTCCCAACCCCAAGTGCTAACCACTTGAAGAGGGACCGTTTGGGTTTTTGTACTACTGCGGGTTCTGGATAATAATCACCAGGTTTTTCTTTTTTATCAAAAATAGCCATGGCAGTTTAGGGGATTACTGTGGTTTGTCCTTTGGCTCTACAGCAGATACAACTTCTGGTTCTTTCTTTGCTGGTGCTGGTGCTTTACCATTACCATTACCACCACCTGCCTTAGCAGGAGACAATCCAAAAGCAGCTAAAGATCCAGAGAAGACCGAAGCAATGAAGGTAGGGTCAAAATCAAGAATTTTTTGACCGTTGGGAAGTCTAACGTAGCTAAACGTGAGAAGAGAAGCGGACCAGATAAGTACGACAACTTTCACCAGATTACCAAGGACTTCACTTTTATCTTCATGATGGTCGTCTTTCTCTTCTACATTTGCTTTGGATTTGTTTCCTAGCATTTGTAGAGAGTAAGGCTCTGTTATTTATGGTGCTAGTATTTCTACAGTAATTTGTGCGTTCTTTATTTTGTTGTATTTTTTACAAAGGGTCTCACTTGATTCGTGTTCCCATCGATGGTATGCACTTTTTAAGTTCTGGACATAATCAGTACCTCCGCAACCTACCATTTCCTCGGCAACGATGGTCTTGATTAACACATCCCTCGTTAAATGTGTCATATGTAAATTCTGGTTTCCAACAATAAATCCTACATCACAATGCTTAAGAGAATTCAAAGAATTTATCTTGGGTGGTCTTCAAAAAATATTTTGAATGTTATTATTTATTCAAAGATTGGTTTTACTGGTGGATTAAATTCTTCCCTAACTGCTTTCATAACATGCTTAGGAACACCATAGTATCCCATATGCATCCACACACAGTCAATATAACGCAGATCTTCACGATCCGCGTCTAAGGTAGTCATATCACAATATTCAATAATGTCTGGAGGAACCTCAATCTTTTTCCAAGTTATAGGTTCCTCAATAAAAAACGGAATCACTTTAGAAAACCTTCTTCTTTCAACCACTTCTTAGTCAAAGGAGTGGGTTCATAATCCGTCCACATTGTACCACGAGCACAGGATTCAAGTGCTTCCATGGTCATCTTTTCTGTACGACCTGCCCAGGATGCCTCTGCTTCCCAAGGGCGAGCATGAGGTGGATAAGTACGCTCCACCATCTCACGGTACATCATAGGAACATCTTCCTCTGGTTTAATGATCGCAATCATAGAATTCTCGATAGAACCTGCCATACAATCTTGTGCAGCGTGCCAACCCTCATGGCGCATTACTGCCATCAGCACGCCAGGTCGGCGCATATAAGTTTTATTGAGGAAAAAATTATTGCTTACAGTATGATAAACACCACGATGCCCAACAGGAAAATACTTTTCATCTGCTAAAAACACTCCAACGCCGACATGTTCCAAGGCAGTGAGCATCCTACCGAACTCGTCAGCAATAATGTCAAAATCACTATCGGGATGAGCATCAGCAATAGTGCTGATACTTTCGACTCTCTGGACATCTTTGGTGCATTCGCGGAGTAACATACACCCCATTGCATCCATAGTATAGAATCCTTTTTGAATTTTAGACTCATTTGCCAGTACTGGAGTAGCAAGCAAAATAGAACCAACAAATCCAAGTAATAATTTTTTCATAATATTATATGAAGTATTTTTTATATAGTTGTGTTGCTTCAGCGTGTTTTCCGCTTTCGTTCAACTGTTTTATTTTCTGTAGAATTTTACGCTTGAAATTAACCGATAGAATCTCCGCCATGATCTTCTCCTATAAATTCGAGAGAATAGATATCATGATCATCAATGTCTGGATTAAGCCACTCACTGAACTCTGACTGAATAGCGTGAGCATCTTCCACACATGCCAGTGGGTCCTTGGATGGAAGTTCTAAAAGAGTGTGAATTCGATCAACTGCCCAGTCGTGAGTCGTCTTAAGGGTTTGCTCCAAAGTTACCATAATCTTTTCGCATGTAGCGTCCTAGAATATTGCTATTGTAGTACGCGGGCGAACCGTCGTCAAGTGCTTCAATCAACACGTTATTTAGGAATAATTGCTTAGTTTCCTCATAGTTACACTGCCCCTTAGTAACATGAAGACTCAATATTTCTCTACTGAAGATCTCTTTGCCATACTTTTTCACGTCTTCTTTCAGTTCAGGACAAGAACCATAATACTTTTTCCAATCTGATTCTTGTTTTACTTTTCTTTTCTTTCCCGGTGGCGTTCTAAAAGACCAGAAATACTTTCTCCCAATGTACGATCGTCCGTTGGACTTATTGGTAATGAGATAAACAAACCCAAAGTTGTCCCCAATATCAATAGTGTCAAAAATTTTGCCATCATATCTCCATGGATTATCGTAGCTCATACTATAGAATTCTATGAGCTATTATTTATCTTTAACCCTAGCAAAGCGATTCTACTCAAATAATAAGGATTTGTCAAGTTACCCCGAAATAAATAACATTAAAGACTGAAAAAATGTCAGCATATACTCAAAATATCTTTATCAATATACATTCTGACTTTGAGCATCCATTTGATGTTATTGATGGGACTGGACAGGTTGTAGATGTGACCAATTTGGATTTTGCTTCTCAAATGAGAAAACATCCAGATAGTTTAACTGCTGTTGGATTTGCTGTAACTGTCTTAAATGCAGAACTAGGAAAGATTCAAATTTCTATGGGAAGCACTTTTACCGGAACTTTAAAACCAGGTAGACATGTTTATGATGTAGTTTCTACTTCTCGTCAAAATGCAGAGAAGAGTATCGTTGTTGAAGGATCTGTCTTGGTACGGGCAGGTATATCTTCCGGTTGTTTCTAATATTTCTATAAGGAGAACCTAATGGCTGCCTCAGTATATACAGTCAATCTTACAATCCATACTGGAACCGATTTTGGACAAAATTTTGTTTTTGAAAGTGTTGATTCAAATGCAAGATTAAATCTTGTAGGATATCAAGTATGTGCTAAGATGAGAAAAGCAGAACAATCCATAACATATACTTCTTTCACTACTGAAATTACAGATTATAGTAGTGCCAGAATCAGGTTGTCCATGACTAATGCGGTCACTTCAACTTTGAAACCAGGAAAATATTTGTACGATGTCTTGCTACAAGATCCCAGCGGCAACATTGAGAGAGTTGTAGAAGGTCTTGTAGACGTTAAAAGAACTGTAACCAGATAATAAAAAAGGAGGGTTGCCCCTCCTGAGTATTATTTGAGTTTTGTATCAGCGACGTTGAGCAGCATACCACTTCTCAAAGTCCTCTCTACGCTTATCACCTCTTGGTGGCATAGGAGTCTTTTCTCCACGAACAGGAGCATACTTTTTGCTCTGCTCTCTTTCATACTTTTCAGGGTTGTTGCGAGCCTCTTGTGATTCATCAACGAACTCCACATCTTCTTGACGAAGTGCTTTACGACGCTTTTTCTCAATCTGCTTACGAGTAAGAACTTCACCCTTACCACGATTAGCATCGGGGTCATAGTTATTAGGTGGAGTGAAATTACTTCCAAAAGCCTTAATGTTTTGTCTTACACTAGCAGTTTTTTGCTTATTACTCATACGACGTGAGTCTTCATCAAGAGTGAATTGAGCAACAAGAGAATATGCTTCTTGCTCGGTGTGTCCTCTCTCAATTAGAGACTCAATCATTTGATCGAGTTCCAGTTCTTCTTTTACTTTCTTTCTAGGATCATTTGCTTCACCTCTTTCATAATCTGCCTTGGTATAAGGTCTGAAATCATCTCTTCCACCACGACTGGTGTCACTAGCACCATAACGCTGCTTTCTTCTCTTTGCTGCTCTTTCTCTCATTGCAGCAATAGAGTCTGCCTCTTGGATGGCTTCCTCACTCATGCGGCTGACAACTTTTTGTGCCTGGCGCTTAATGAATCCCTTAATGCCACTCTTTGCTTTCTTTTTCGCTTCACCAGGTGCTCTCTTAACAGCATCTGCTGCCTTGGTAACGCTGTGCTGTGCTGCTCTACCCGCTCTTCTTGCCTCATCCTTAGCAATCGAACCAGCAATCTGAGCACCTGCCTTAGCAGCAGATGCCTTCTTCTTAGCAGTGTCAACAGCACCCTTTGCTGCGGCACCTGCTGCTTTTAGAGCGTCTCCTGCCTTTCTTCCAGCGTATCTTCTTCTAGCGCCTACAGGAGCACCAGATGCTCTTCTAGCAGCAGTATCGTGACCAAAGGTGACCTTTGCTTCCTCAAGATACTCGTTGGTGGCATCCTCTACTGCGGAACATGCTTCTTCCTCAGTGAACCCCTCTTCAATACATTCTGCTACCAGTTCCTCAAAGATTTCATCAAGAATTTCTTCTTCGATGACTTCTTCAGTCTGATACATTTTAACGTATGCTTCAGTTATTCCCTTAATATCTTTGGATAACATGGTCAGTTTTATAAATTCCTAAACATATTTATAAAAAAAGAGGGTCTTGCGACCCTCTATCTTAATCTGGGATATCCCCATATGCTTCATAAGAATTATATTCTCCAAACATATAAGAATCAGACTTTGCTGCTTCTCTATACATTTCTAACGCATCTTCAGTTTTTACACAATTACATTTACAGTTTCCTTTACAGAGAGAATCCTGAGAAGGTATCTGCTTTAACGTCTTGTTTGATTCCTCCGACGATGTAAGATTCGACTTCGGTTTCTTGGGGTGCCACTTGAAGACCCTTAGAAGAGATCCAATGCTCTGTCCAAGGTAGTGGGTTATTTTTTGCTGGTATGTCATAGAGCGGTTTGAGTCCGATTGCTTTCATTCTGCGGTTGGCAATCCATTCAACATACTGCTGAAGTAGTTTGTCGTTCAGACCAATCATAGAACCGTCCTTGAACAGATACTCTGCCCAATACTTTTCTTGATTGACTGCGTTCTCAAACGCCTTATACATCCATTGCTCTTCTTCTTTAGCAATCCTCGCCATCTCTGGATCATCACCATTCATCCAATTTTTCATGATGTTTTGAGTGATGACCAAGTGCTGATTCTCATCCCTAGCGATTAGTGAGATGATTTTTGCACTTCCTTCCATAAGCTTGAGTTCGCCAAAAGCAAAACTGCAAGCAAATGACACGTAAAAGCGAATGCCTTCAAGAATATTAACGTTTGCAACTGCTCTGAAGAGTTTGCGCTTGAGTTCATACCTTGCCTCTTTTGCGTATGGGACTTGCTCTAATGCGTGCATCCACTCAGCAGAATTATCATACTGATGTGCTGAGTTGATAAAATCATTATACGCTTGAGTCACTGTCACTGCACGCTCCATAATGCGATCCTCTTTGAGGATAGTATCAAAAACCTCAGATGGGTCTGAATAAACGTTTTTGATAATATATGTGTAGGAGCGTGAGTGAATCATTTCCATGAATTCCCACACTTTCATACAAGCCTCCAGTTCAGGAAGGGAGCAGTATGGTGCAAATGCCATACCAGGACCACGACCCTGAACAGAGTCCAGCATGATCTGATACTTCAGATTGCTGGTAAAGATATGTTTTTGTTCTGGACGCAGCAACTGATAATCACTGCGGTCCTTTTGGAGGGAGACCTCCTCGGGTCTCCAAAAGTATCCAAGTTGTTGAGTTGTAAGTTTGTCAAAGATAGGATACTTGTATGAATCATATCTTTGAATACCCAGAGGTTGACCAAAGAACATTGGTTGTTTCTTTGTATCAACCTCGTTAGAGTTGAAAACCGTCATGGATTCAACCATTGGTTTCTCCTCTAACCCCGTCTTAAATCTTACAAGACTCACAGTCTTCCTCCTCGGCGTTTTCTAGTTGAGAGATTAGATTTTCAAGAGACTCTTTTGCCTCTTCGACCTCATCGGTCTTGATATCGTAGGTGTTTTGATAGTAACTGGTTTTCCAACCGTACTTATATGTAGTTAAAAGGTCTTGTGCCCATACTGAAATGGGAATCTCATTGTTAGGATAATGTAATGGATTATAAGACCAATTGCCACTAATTGCTTGATCAAAGAATTTTTGCATCACAGCAACAACATTAATATAACCACGATTGGACTCCATATCCCAAAGAAGCGTATAAGCGTTCTTAAGAGACTGATATTGGGGGACAATCTGCTTAAGAACTCCCTTCTTGGACTTCTTAACGGACAGGAAGGCACGAGGAGGTTCGATTCCGTTTGTGGCATTTGACACAACGGAACTGCTCTCCGAAGGCATTTGTGCGGACAGTGTTGAGTTCCTAACTCCGTACTGCTTAACCTGTGCTCTAAGACCTTCCCAATCATATTTTAACTCGTTAGGTACGATTTCGTCAACGTCCTTCTTGTATGTATCGATGGGAAGAATTCCATTTCCATACTTTGTTCGGCTACTATACTCACAAGCACCTTTTTCTTTAGCAAGATTAACAGTTGCTTGAATGAGGTAGTATTGGAATGCCTCAGTAAGGTCGTGTACTGCTTGCCAGGCACCCTGAGAGTCGTAGGAATGCCCGTGCTTGGCGAGATAGTGTGCTAAACCAATATACCCGATGCCAAGTGAGCGACGTGCCTTGGTGGCGATTTCTGCTGCTCTGATGGGATAGTTTTGAAAATCAATGAGTTCATCAAGACTCCTAACAGCAAGATCGCAAAGAACTTTAAGATCTTCAAGATCCCTAATTTTTCCAATATTAATAGCAGAAAGAATGCAGAGAGCAATTTCCCCATCTTCATCGTCAATGTGTTGTAATGGTTTGGTTGGAAGAGTGATCTCCTGACACAGATTGCTCATCTCAACTTTATCCATGAAGGAAGAGTGAGAATTACAATGGTCGATATTCATAATGTACAAACGACCAGTTTCGGCACGCTCTTTTAGAATATCGAGAAAGAGTTCTTGAGCTCCGATAGTCTTTCTTGGAATAGACTCATCTCGTTCATAAACATTGTATAACTCGTCAAATCCAGGAGTGCCAAAAGCATCATACAGACCAGGAACGTCGTGTGGACTGAAGAGTGAGATGTTTTCGTTTTTGATGAAACGCTCATAGAAGAGTTTAGAGATTTGAATGGAATAATCTAGTTTACGGACACGATTATCTTCAGTTCCCTTGTTATTCTTCAGTACGATAATATCTTCTATTTCTTGGTGCCAGATGGGGAAGTGGACAGTTGCTGATCCACCACGGATGCCATTTTGAGTGCAGCATCGGACAGTTGCTTCAAACTTCTTGAGGAAAGGGACAACGCCTGTGTGCTGAACTTCTCCGCCTCTGATTTTAGCGTTGATGCCACGGATTCTGCCTGCGTTGATACCGATGCCCGCCCTTTGTGCAACATATCTGCCGATAGCCATATCAGAACTAAAGATGCTATCGAGGGTGTCATCAGCATCAATAAGAACACAGCTAGCATATTGTCGAAGTGGAGTTCGCACTCCTGCCATGATAGGTGTGGGAATGTTGATTTTGTGCTTGCTGATTGCGTCGTAGTATCGCTTGACATAATCGAGCCTGGTTTCTTTAGGATATTTAGAGAAAATAGTTGCAGAAATCATCAAGTACATAAACTGTGGCGTTTCATATAGTGCGCCACTGCTTCTATCCTGCACGAGGTACTTATCAACGACCTGACGTAAACCTGCATAAGTGAAGAGATAGTCACGATGATGATCAATATACGACTGAAGTTTATCAAACTCTTCTTCAGAATAGAGATTGAGAATCTCTTCATCATAAACTCCTTTTTCGATACAACGTTCAACATGTACCCTCAAGGGGGGAATGTCGTGCATACGACCATACAACTGCTTGCGAGTAGCAAACAGAAGCAGACGAGCAGCAACAAACTGATAGTTTGGATGATCTAGATCAATCAGGTCAGAAGCAGAACGGATCAGAATCTCCTGAATTTCTGCTGTTGTGATACCATCATAAAACTGAATACCAGACTGCATTTCAACCTGAGAGGCAGAAACCCCAGCAAGGTCTTTACATGCTTCCTCCACCATAACGTGAAGTTTATTCAAGTCAAGAGGTTCAGTACTCCCATTTCTCTTGACGACTTTAGTTCCGTTGCTCATATTTTTTTCCAGTTGTTAAACTTAATTTTTGCTTCTAAACCTGAGTATGTATTTGATTTTATCACAGACTGAACATCATGTCCAGAAAGAACCATATCGTTGATGTCTTTCTCTATGATTCCGCTTGGCCAGATGACGATGCTCTCCCCTCTTGATATACATTTGCTAATGCGATTGACGATTTCTCGATTACGGGGCTCATTATCATAAACAAAAATAATACTGCTTCCCTCAAGACAACGAACATCACCATCACTACCACACAAAGCCACGCTATTGTTGATGAAAGTGCTGTCAAAGGGTCCTTCGACCACGTAGACTGGTAGTTTTTCATCGATTGAATTAAGTCCATAAATCTTCGGTGCCTCCTCATCAAGCATCACAGTGATATATTTAACAAAGTTTTGACCTAGTGCTCTTCCCTGAAAACCGATCAAGTTGTCGTCTGTATCATACATTGGTATCACAATACGACTTTCATCCCTACCAATAGTATCAAAAGTCTGTTTTTGGGAGTTGGTCCACTCTTTGAATTTGTTAGCAAAGTAAAACTTTTCTGGATCTAGTTTTCTTTTCTCCAGATATTCTTTAGCAATGGGATCTGCAGATGCCTTAGGCAAATTCAAACTTTTTTTGAATACTGGTTTCTTGAATTCTAGTTTGGGTGCTTCCACAACAAAGTTTCTGCCAGTATGCCCTTCCTTAAACTTCTCTAGCGTATATTGCTTGTGAAGTGTAAGATCTAATTCCTTAAGGAAATTATTGAAGGACAAACTAGCACCGCAGTTGTGGCACTTGAAGTTGGTATTGTTCTTCACCGCGTAAATGTATCCGCGTGCCTTGTTCTTATTGCGCTGGGAATCCCCACAGATAGGACAGCGGAAGTTGTAGAGATCCGCTTTGACCCTCTTGAATTTTTGAAGGCGTGATGAAACTAGTCCAATATACTTGGAGTCAACCAAATCCATTATAAAAGGATATTACTTCGTGCTTTGTACTATAGCAGCTTGTGTTGATGGGGTCAATACCCTAACCATGGGTGGAACAACTTGCATAACTGTCACAACCGTCGCAATAACAGCAGTGGCACCAACAACAAATTTGGCATTAGTATCTACCTTCTTCTGAAGATTAGATACTCGACTATGCATTTGCTCATGATCTCTATCTACTTTTTCTTTCAACTCATCGATCATTTTGATAATGAGTTTATCTGTTCTTTCGCTTTCTTCTAAGCGTCCTTCATGACGTTCTAAGATTATAGCAATCTTATTGCTGTTCTCAGAGATAGTACCGACAGCACGTTCAAGTTTGTCAAGCATCTCTTTGGAGAGATCTTCATAAATGTCAAGTTTCGATTCTAAAACTGCTAATTTACCAAGACCAAATGCCATTTTACTTCATCCAGCGTTTTCTAGCACCAGGAAACTTACCTCTTCCAATAATAGTTGGAAGTTCATTATACTTTTTCTTCTTCTTTTTATGGACTGGTGGATCATCCCCTGCTTCTCTGGTGCCAGCAATCTGACCACCACCAACACTGTTGACTGGTTCTTCTTTTAGAACGCGGAGAATAGAAATGATCTTATCAATATCCATTAGATTGACCTTAGTTCTGTTAAACAATAATCATCTTCATCAATATTATGAATATCAGACTTTGGATATTCGGGAACTCTATTCAAGAAAGCCAGAAAACTTTTAATTGCTGGCCAAAGATCTCTTTCAAGATTATAAAACAACAGAGGAACTGCCGCATCATCAAAAACATTAAACAAGACTGTCAAATGATTTAGAATGAGGTGCGTTTTCAGTTCCCCTGTATTCTTATATCGCTTCAATAAACGTTTGATATATTTTATTCGCTTTAAATCATCCTCAAAATCTTCCCTAGTAACTGACTGAGGGTTATCGTAGAATTTTATAGCGAAGAGCAAATAATTGCTCTCGTTCAATTCGTCAAATCTCATACATCAGTCAATTATCATGGAGTAAATACGTTGGTTCCGTCACCATCAGTACCGAATGCGTCGTCAGCAGCATCACCATAAGTTCCAGCAGAAGTATCTCCAGTGCTGATACCACTCATAGCAACAAGAACTTCCGACTTAACGCGAAGGTTGCCGTGCATATCGTTGTATGTATTAATACCAACCCATCCAGCGTGTGCTACACCATACTTATCTGTAGTGTTAGCAACACCAACTTCGTATGGATCTAAACCAAAGATATCTGCTGCTCCATAATGAGTATCGTGGAGAGTATATTTTGGTTTTTGTGAGATTGTGTAAGCAACACCAGCAATAGCGGCGCCGCCGTCTGGTGTTAGGAACTGAGTAGACCCAATCGCAATGAAAGTGTCTGAGGTAATCCCTGAGATAATTGCTTCACCGTAGGTATTTCCAACACCAATAGAAATTACATCACCAACAGCAGCGTTGGTAAAGGTCGTACCAGAACCAGTAATGGTTTCATTAGCAAGATCTACAGTGATCGTACCAGTTGCAAATACAGCGTCTGCTGTGCCCCAAAGAGCCATGTTTTCTTACCCTATAATTTTCTTATATTGATATTTATAAAAAAAGGAGACCTTTACTTTAGGTCTCCTATAATATCACTCTTCTTCTCTATTTCTAATTGCCTTAGTGACAACTTCGAGAAGTTGATCGTCCATATCGGTCTTGGTTAGCTTAACCGCTTTACCCAAGATAACAAGACAGATCTCAACCAACTTTTCACCGAGTTCTTCGTTTTCTGGAATCTTGTTGACGGCATCTGTAATTACCTTTGATGCGAGGGGAAGTAAAAATCCTAACATAATAGAGTCCTATTCATCTATCAATATATAGGAACTTACCCCTTATTTTTCGCTGCTTCTACCTTCTTTTGAAACTCTTTAAAGGATTTTTTTCTTTTTTCGACACTCTTTTTAACAGCACCCATTTTAAGAGCACTGCTAACACTTCTTCTCAAACTTGTACGCCCAAGAGGTGGTTTAGTTTTATCAATCGCTCTGGCAACTGCTAAACCAACACCCTCTTCTACTTTCTTCTTTTCGGGAAGACCTTTATGCTTGGTAGAAGCAAAATCCTTAGCATCACCCTTTTTCATGGATGCTGCTGCTTGAGCAACTTGAGCAGATGGTGCTGCCATCTCCCCCTTCTTCACGGCATGAACCATACCCATGAAGCGTTGTTGTGCCTTAGATACTGCGGGCATTATTTTTTCTCCTGCTTCTTTTTCTCCATCTGCTTCTGAACCCAGGTCTTACCTGGTTTGATTCCCAGTTCAGCATTAGAAAGTTTCTTGGCAGGTGGGCGATCGTAATCTTTACGGGCAGCCATTCCACCGCGCATTTGATGCTCATCTCTTGCACGATCTGATGCTTCTTCGGTCATCTCACCTTCTGGTTCAAAGGAGTTATACATTGCAGGATTTTTCCTCTGACCGTCAGCGTGTCTGACCAATCTTGCTAGTTTTTTGAGATCTCTCTGTCTGCGCTTATTGTCCTTGAAAGCGTATGCTGCTTTCTTATCATCCTTGGGAGCAGGTTCTTTCGCAATCTTCTCATATTCTGCTCTATCAACTGCTTCACCGAGTTCATCAGCAGTCTTCATGTTTCTTGGAGCAGGAGTAATACCAGCAACTTTGATACCCTTTGCTCTCAACTTGTTCTTGAAGAGATCCATTTTGGTTGGCATTTCTCTTTCATCACACTCACAAGGAGTCTTGCCACAATCACATCCTTTCTTTTCGGTCTCTTCATCTACAGTTTTTCTGCGTCCATACTTATCGGTCTTCTGGTCATGTTGTACAGGTCTACCCTTTCTTGGTGTAGCTACTGCAGAACCTTTCTTAAAGTCGGAAGGATAAGTTACCTCATCAATATTTTCACCTTCTGCCTCATAAGAAGCCATGATTGAAGGGTCGGATCCCTTAGGAGAAGATCTTAGTGCCTGAAGTTTCTTTTGAAGAATTTGAACTTCTTGCTGTCTTGCTCTATCGTTTTGTTGCTCTCTTCTCTTTTGGGCAGGATCAACCTTATCAGCAACTGGTGCCTGTTCGGTCATTGAGTTGGGAAAAACCTTTACTCTTTTTGAGTTATTTACGCCCTTGCCTGTAATCTTTTTTTCGGGAATATCTCCCTCCTTTTCATAGATTACTCCTTCTTTTACACTAGAAGTATCCTTACCATCAGGCTTCAAACCTTTCTTACGTTGAATGGCATTATGAACGGCACCACGATATTCCTTAGCACCAGACTCAACTTTACCATCACCATCATAATCCTTACCTGCTTTTGCGGCAGCAGTTTGCTTGCCCTTGGATTTCTCATCACCAGTGATCGAACCATATCCAGTCATCTCAACAGAAGAGATATTTGGATTGGCACGGAGTTCAGCAATCTTGGCACGGGATGCCATTCTTACATAGGTGTTACCAGTCTTCTTATCGGTAACTCTAATCTTGTATTGCTTTTCTTTTACTTCTTCCTCTACTTCAACCTTCTCTACAGTTACGCCTTCAACAAAAACTTTAACCATAGCATTTACCATTGCCTTCTCAGCAAGTGATGCTACGTCGGAAGTGTGCTCTTCACCAATGAGTTTCTTCTTAGCAAGTGCCTTAACTGCTGGGGGAGCAGGTGACTTGGCAAGTTGTGCCAGATATGCCTTGGCAACCTGAGCAGGGTTCATCTTAGTTCCCTTGTTCAGTTGTTGCTTGACCTTATACTTCACATCATACGCAAGTTGGGATGCCTGCTTTTCTACAGGATTATCGCCTTGAGCATGACTGCCCTTTGCTGGGGTTTCTTCAACGATATGCTTACTCATGGGTGGAAAGATTTTGATTACTTACTTTTTCCTATACTTATTTATGAATTGTTGTCCCCAACTAGATCCGGGGACCATTGTCTCAACGTATTTTCTAAAAGCATCAGTTCCAACGAGTCTTTGATCTGCTGGAACACCCGAGATTTCAGTAACCTTATTATAGTCTGGTTGTTTAGTTCTCTTTACAAGATTTTCAATATTCTTGATTGGTTTTTCAAGATGCTTTCTGCTTTCTGTTACGTCCTTAATCCAAGACTTGAACATGATATTATCTTCGGTAACACAAATCAAATAGTTGGTTCCTCTACGAATGATTTTACCAACTAATCCAGTATTTAGATTTTCTACAAGGTCACCAACGTTAAAAACTTTTTCTTGGATAAAGTTCTCACGCAATCCAATCCAGTCAAACTTAGGAGCAATTTCCCAAAGACTCCATCCCTCTTTGATTTGCATTGCGGCACGAAGAGTATTATAAAGTTCCCTTGCCTGCTTATTATTCATAGAAGCAGGGACACCCTTACGGAAAGTTTTGAAATCTCCTTCTGCTGCTGCCAATCTCTGCTTCGATGCAGACATTCCAGAAACATCATCACTATCAGGATCTCTATCACCTGCCGAACGAACTTCTACATTATCAAAGGCATAAAGCTTTCCATTGTAATCACCAGAAAGTTTCTCAAATTCTTTTACTCTATCTCCACCACCAATGATTCTTACGCCAGCATATCCATCCATATGTGCCTTTTTGAGCACATCAAAGATGGTGCGGTTTTGTGGATCATTAACAATTCTCTCACTATGATTAGGATACATCTGTCTCATAATAGAGACTTTGGTATCAGGATCTAGTGGATTCTTTTTCTTGTCCTGACTTCTAGATGGGACAATAATATAGTCACCATCATCAGACGATGAAGCAACAGTATCCAAAAGTTTTTCGTGTCCAGTGGTCGGTGGATTAAAACGACCAAAGGCAATCGTCAGAGTTCCTTTTGTTTTCTCAACTTCAGGAGGAACCATTGGTGGTTTCTCTGCTGCTGGTTCCTGCTGTTGTGGTGCTGGTTCCTGAGTTGGTTGTGATAAATTCTTTTCCTTGTCAGTTTGTGGGGGATCTTGCTGCCCAACTCTCTGACGCTTATTATAAAACTTTAGTTGACCTTTTTCTGTCTTGGCAACAAACTCTTTGGTCTTTGGATCATACCACCCACCATGACCATCACCAACCAGACCCATGCGCTCTGCCTGCTGTACCGCAGTAGAAGCAGCTGCCTCAGACAAGAATTGGAAAAAACTTTTCATTACTTACAGATTTCAGATCGTATTGCTTTTTCGTTTGCGACAATGTAACTGAGGACACTATTCCTCATTTTCTTATATTTATTCATTTCTTTATCCGTCTTACAGAGAGAAATGTTCTTGTCAAAAATGAGATAAACGTGGGCAAGGAAATCATTGTATCTTTGTCTTCTGTTTTTCGTAGAAGACTCAAATGAATTCAATAGTTCTTTAATGTGTGGGTTCATAATCAGTATAATTTTACATGTATTCCACCAGTAAATTGAGCAGATAATCTTCGTTGTGGACCCATAGACCCACTAGCCGACATGATTTCTCTCTCTTCCCTATTTAATCCACTCATAACACCAATCGAAGCAGCAGCATTATATAAATTTTGAATGACTCTGGTTTTAATTCTTTCATTCTGAATGCTGTTTATTGAAACACCAATTTCACCAGAGATAGTTTTTAATTTGACTGAGTTTGGATTATCACCATACTGCTGTATCCAACTTTGAGGAAGATTATCACCATTAATCGACTCCCAAAGATCATTCAAATATCCTAAAGCATTAGGTAGATTTGCCTCATTAATTGGCACTCTTTGCGAAACAAAATTATTATTTGTTGTAGATAGATTTAGGTCAGTATCTCTATAATTCTGTTTTATTCTATTCAGTTCAGTTATTCCTTGATTAGAAGTTTCTGAAATAATTCTAGTATAAACGTCATTTCCTATTGATCCATGTCTAGCAGCAGAAGAACTAGTTGCTCCAGTCTGACTATAAAAAAGTTCTAACTGTTTTTTATTTACGTTGAACTTAATCATCACCACTTTTTCAGATCCAGGAAGAACTTCTCCCCTAAGATTTTGTATTTGCTCCTGCCTCATGTTTCTACCAAGTGCCTGGTTGAGACGTATGGTTCTTAAAGTAAAATTGATTTTTACATCCTGATTACCAGTTGTAAATTCAATAACTGGGGGATTTCTTTGGTTACTAAGGTCGATTTGATCCACAAAATACTTACTGTTCATTAAAGCAAAGTGTGGAGAAGATGGATTTAGCTTCTTCAAAGAAACTGGAATGATTGTTCCCTCATCATATTTTTTGTGTAAAAAATTGTTTATGACATTTACATTTCTTACTTGATGTGATGCCATTCTTTGATTAAAATGTATCATATCCTGAAGACCTTTGGGAGTGAAAATCCAAATGTCTGCTGGGTTCCATTTATCTGGTTTAACTCCACTATTCGCTAAAGCAAAAATTTTATATGGATTATAATTTAAAGGAGTAACTCTAGCCCCATACGCAAATATTTTATCATTATAAATCTTCGCATTGTTTGGAATGTTCAAATTCTCCATTAATACTCTTGCTTGAGCATTTCCATTATCAAGCCAAGTATGGTTTCCAGTTCCAAGAGATCCAATAGCAAAAGAAGCTAATCCTGCTCTAACATCTGCCCTAGAAAGGGAATCACTTCCCGATACAACAATTTTCTGTCTTATACTTGCGTAGGTTGTCATATTCAATCCACCAGTATTTGGATCTATAAAATCACTTTGCTCCAAATTTTTTCTATGAACTAACCGATAAGCAAGACAATACTGAGCTAATATCTCACTATAGACTTCAGTATTACGACCACCAGAACTACGTTGGGTTGCGGCAAACTGCCCCCCAAACTCTCCTGTTTTTGCTAGAGCTCCTAATGGTTTTCTACCATTAGTTTTACCAATAACTCTAATTGTCCTTGCAGTTGTTGATGCTAAAACAGTTTGAATTGTACCAATAGGAGTACTTGGTCCATATGTTTCATTTCCGACTATTAATGAAGTCAATTCATCACTGCTACCATCTTCAAATACAAACTCTTCACGAGAAGTAAATTTTCTAGCAAAGGTCGTTATACGACCACCCCTATTACGTAGTTCCCTGATGGTTAGTCCCATAAGACTTTTATTTTTATTTAGAGTGCTCATGAGAGGACTTGAACCTCCACAGATAAATCTACTGGAACCTAAACCCAGCGCGTCTACCAATTCCGCCACATGAGCAGTATTCGCTATTTGCGAATGGAGAATAGCGGACTCGAACCGCTGACATCCTGCTTGCAAAGCAGGCGCTCTACCAACTGAGCTAATTCCCC